CTAGCCCGCTGTTCTGCAGGTAGCTGTCGCTAACGGCACCTGAGATCACCTCACCCAGGTTGCTGGTAATCGTCGCGCGGGAATCAATAGCAGTCATCAGACCTGTGGTTTAGCGACGGTGATGGATACGGTGTAGAGGTCATTGCGGACCCCTTCCTCAACCCGTTTGGTCACAGCTGCAGAAGGTGGACTCACGGGGAACCACTCGCCAGCAGGCACAGCGCTTGCATTGTTTTTGCATTGCGCGTGAATGCTCAGCCAACCAGTTTTGGTGGTGTCGCCTTCCAACACCCGCGTTTCTGTTGGCACGCGTGGCCCGGTTGTGTAGCTCTTGCCGCCAGCTGACAGAGACAACTGCGGCATATCTTGATAGGACTCCGGCGGTTTGCGCAGCTTTAGGACCGTGCCCCACAGCGTGAATGTGCCGCAATAGGTAATGTCGTCGGTATTCGCTATTTCCTGTTCGCGGTTGTAAATCGCTACCCATTCGGCAGCGTCAACCAACTCAAACGAAACCTGCAAGAACATGCCGAAGTCTTCGGCTTTTGGTGCAGCCAGGAAGTAACAGGGTCGGCCGCTCCAAGTGACGCCACGGGCTTGGCAGCTGACATCGACCGTGCTGCCTACGACTTCACGGATGGTGCCGTCATCAGTTTCGATTTCATCTGCCAAACGTGCATTACGCCACGATTCATACTCGTCCCTGATTCCTACCCATTCATCAGTTGTGCATAAAACCGATACGTTTAACCCTGCTGCTGTCAGCCCTAGCTCAGTTTCCTTTTCTTTGTACTCAATTGGGTAAGCCGTCCAGTTGCCGGCCTCATAGGTCCAGGAACCAACGACTAGCGAGTTAATAAGATCGCAGGACATGATCAGCTAAGTGCGTTGGTGATGTTGATGGAACCATCTGATTCCAAGCGGGCATCAACGCCCACGGTCCAGTCTTTTTTGGTTAGGTCATCAATAGATGATTTTAATTGCTGGAAGTCCTCGCGCTGTGCAGTACTGCCACCGTCGAAACCTTTGGCGATTGTTAGCTGCAGATCATTCATGGCCTTCGTCAGATTTTCGTTGGCAGTAATAAGCGCCTTGTTGCCGTACAGCTCATCACGGGCGGCATCGATAAATCCCTGACGTTGCTCAAACTGTTGTTGATTGTTGCCACGGAATCGAATGTTGGCGATTTGTTTTGCTGCCGCTTCGTTGCCTTGTTCTTTAAATTGCTTTTGAAGTTCTTTGGCAAGACGGGCCGCTTCTGCTTTCTGCATTCGCACCCCCTCCACTTGGCGCGAACGCAATGCACCCCCGCCTAAATACTTGTTGATTCCTTCGTTTCTGTTGAACAGCTGCGCTGCCCGTTTGGTGCGTGCCTCACCAAATGCATCAGCAGCATCTAAAGCAGCATCACGGGCATCTTTATATGCGTCTCTAATTGTCTGCGCTGCCGCTTCTGCAGCCACAAGCTGAGCGCTGGCAGCGTCCTTCGCCTTATCAGTTGTCTGATCAGGAAATAACTCAACTTGTCGGGTTGCTTGCGCAAGCCTAATTTGAGCCTCAATGACTTTTAGCGTTTCGGGGCCATATAGCGCTTTGCCTTGAGCAACGGCTAATGCTTCAGACCGCGTCAGCTCACTATTGATTTGAGCTAATTTTGCAAGCCTTGCTTTTTCAAGATCTAGAAGTCTTTTTACCTCTGCTTCCGCTGCGCTGCCGTTTGTGCGCCCTTTAACCTTTTCCTCGTACTCTAAAACTTTCTCAAACAGCACGTCATAAATAGACGCCGCATTTGCTGGGTCAATGTTGATTCGGCCTAAAGCGTTGTAAACCTTACCTTCGATGTCTTTAACACTGTCAGTGATCAATGCATTGACTTCTGATTCAGTCAATGTGCCCCGAGAGAGCAAAGCCTGCTGCCATCCAGTGACCTGCTTGCCTGCAAAGCCTTGAATTCCTAGCCAGCCGAGTAAGCCATCACCGCCTGAAACCTTGCTGGCTTTTAGTGACAAGCCAAGACCTTTAGCCGCTGCAGTCAGATCTTTGACTCGGTCCGTAATTGTTGGAAGAATGCCTTTGCCATAAGTAACTTGCAAATTTTCCAATGCGCCTTCAAATTTGCGAAATGCAACCTGCGCTGTTTCTGCGCCAGCGGCTCCTTTATTGAATTCTTTCATGCCTTTTGCATAGGCTTTGAAGAATTCTTCAGCTTCATATCCACCCGAACTAATCATTTCGATTAGCTCGGCAATGGGCACGCCTGCACCCTTTGCAGCCGCAGCAATTGCAACCGGCAACTGCTCACCCAGCTGCTGTCGGACCTCTTCCATCGACACAACGCCTTTGGAAGCGATCTGTTGCAATGCCTGAAGCGCACGCGCCGATTGTTCCGTTGACAGGCCAAACGCCAAGGAAGCGACAGCAGTCTGCTCAAAAACGTCTTGCTGCAGTTTTAGGCTGATGCCAGCCGCATTTGCTGCGGCAGAAAACTTGGCGAAATCAAGTGTTGTTTGACTAAGACTGCCGCCGACCCTGTCGACTAAGCCTGAAACAAATTGCCCAGCGATTGGGCCAGCTTCACCAAGGGTCCGATTCAGCAAGTTTGTAGCTTGCTCAAGTTTTACTGTCTTTCGAACCGCATCGGCCATTCCATAGCCGATGGCTGCAAACCCAACAAAACCGGCCAGACTGCTGCTTAATCCTGCACGGAATCCAGCGGTTGCGGTTTCCATCTGCGCAAACGATTTGCGAACAGATCGGGAAGTCAGTCGCGCTTGTATGCGCAGCTTTTTCAGCTGACGATTTGTGACCTTAATCCCAGCTATTTGAAAATTGGTGTTGTTGTCTCCACGCGCCGCCATGCGCTTGGCTTTATTTACTTCTTTGGCTGCCCGTGCCGCTGCCTTTTCCCAGGCTTCAAAGGGATTGCCAACATCAATCGTGCCTGACTTGCCAATCTTGGCCAGCTGGCGTTCAACCTCTTTGTATCCCGTAAGGACTAGCTCTAGTTGTACGGCGCCAGCGTCCACTCAAAACCCGCTTCTGGCCTAGCTTGCCGCTGATTCAGGCAACCTAGAGAAATGGACTAAGGCTGTGGTCAGTGCGCTGCTATCGCTTGAAAACTCGGTGGCGGTGTTTGAGGTTCCTACTGCTGCGGTCCAGGAAGATCCAGAAACGGGCAACGTCATTCCTGTCAATGAAACGCTGAGCTATCGGCTGTATCTGCGTCGTGGGGCATCGACGAGCCCTGGCGCGATGAGTGGCAGCAACAGCTATGCGAGGGAATTGCCAGGCATCGACCAAGAGGTTGCGGCATACGAGGGTTATTGCATCAGCCCCACCCAGCTGGACAAGCGCATAAGGGCCGGCACCAAGGCCGTGCTGACGTTTGCGGGCGAGCCACCGCATGAATGCACCGTGCAGGACTGCCGCTTTGTCTACGGCTCTACAGGGTTGTTAGGCGACACGCTGATGAACGTATTAGGCCACAAGGTCCGTCTGATCGCGTCTGACTACCTTGGGGTTGACCAATGAAACTGACGGGCAAAGTTACGCGTCAAATCAACACTGGGGTGCTCAACAAGCAAGCCGGCAAAATCTTGAGTGATTACGCCGCAAAGCTCGACCCAATTCTTGACGAGCAATTCAAAGCCAAAAAATGGGAATGGACCGACCGAATAACAATTCGGCGCAACGGAGCACTCGCAGGCAACCCTCGCGACATTATTGACACAGGCGAATTGCTGGCCTCTAAAGAAGGCCCAAAAAGCGGCCGCCCACTTGCGCGAACAACAACTAGTTATTCCGTCGATACCGGCATGAAAAACCGGGGCACAACAACAAAGACCAGAGACAGCGGCGTTCGACGTTATTGGATTTGGAATAGCCCTTATGCCGACGCAGTAAAAAACGGGACTGGGTCTGGCCACAAGCCCCGTGACTGGGTTGAGGCAGCCCTTAGAGAACTGCCGTTTAAACCGTTTGTAAGTGCAGCGCTTTCACGCTTGCGCACCCGTAAGCCACGCCGAAGACGGCGTTAAGCGGTAGCGGCCTTCGTCCAGACATAAGCCTTGATGCCCGTCAGCGTGAAGGTCACCGCAGCCACGTTGCCCGCCTGGATGTCCTCACTGAAGTTGGTCACATAAGCCACGCCAGCATGAGTTTCAGGCGTGCTGATAGGCAGGCCAGAATCGCAATCACCAGACGGCGTGGGTGATTCGCGGAACCACTCAATGGCAGCGCCAGTGGCTGAATCCAAGGCCGCTTGCTTCAGGATCAAGTAACCCGGGTCGAGCATGTCGATGTTCAGGGTGCAGTC